TCCAAATAGCTGTACATTAATTCGCCAATGGCCATCAATTGCGCCTTGAACGCCTCGCTACTGAATGAGGTTACGAACCCAGCCTGAACATAGCCGGCCATTGTGCCGCCGCGCTGCTGTAGGTCCGTGCCGATGGTGCGGATCTCCGTGGTCAACTTCTCCATGAAGCTGGTTGCAAGGCCGGTGTAAGCGTAGCCCTTGAAGCCGCTTTCCACAGACCCCGCGGGCAGGAACCCAACCGCGTAGAACATGTTCTGTGTGCTGGAAAATTGCGATGATAACGAGGAGAGCATGGCGTCGGCTAGTGGTGTCGCTGCCTGTTCGCCGCCCGCCGCAGCGCCGCCCGAACCGCCTTTCAGATGTGCAATAATGCCGGCCATGATAATTTGCGCTACTACCATGCCCTGTGCCGAGAATGCTGGGATGTTGGCGGCAATGCTCGAACTGATGGAAGTCAGCAATGGAATAATAGCCGTCGTGTCGTCGCCCCCTTCTGCGGTGTCCAACGTCAGCCCCACGGTCACCGTCGGTTTGACGAGCGTTGACACCAGTTCCTTGAACAGCGTGATTTCTTCCACAGTCACGCCCAGCGCCGGCACAATGCCCGGCTGCGGGATGGTGTCCTGTAGATAAACCGCGAACTCACTCGCTTCTGTGGCGCCAAAGGACAAGTGCGGTGTAATCGACGGCTTGACGAGTGTAGTCACCGTTTCCCGAAATAGCGTAATCTCTTCGATTGTCAGCGCTAATTGCACAGCAACGGACGGCGTGAGTTTGTCGATTTCCGTTTGCATGGCCACGGCGTCAATCGTCGGTGTCAGCGCCATCGGCATCGGTGCGGCGGCTGTGCCTTGTCCTGATGCGGCAAGGAACGGCGTTAACGCTTGTGCGCTGGCATCGGCGGTAATCGTGATCTGCGGATTGGGCATTGGCCCCATTGCGCCTGTTTTGCCCTTGGCGGTGCCGAACAGGTTCGCAGGATCGAAGAATAGCGACGGCGCGTTGGCAATTTTTTCTTTGATCACCTCGCCGCTGGTATTGACATACTCGTCAAGCCCGGTTTGCAAGCCTTCTGTCAGCGGGTCAATGTCTACCAGTTGAGGCGGTTTGACAGCGATAGAAGCACCGCCGCCGCCGCCGCCCGTGGCCGCCGCAGTAGCGTCTTCGATAACCACGCCGAAGTACTCGTAGACGTTTTTCCGGCCTTCTTCGCTCTTTTTCTGCAATTCCTGGGCGTACTTTACGGCTTCCTCATTGATAAAAATGGGGATATTTTCGATAGCGGAAAATAAAGAACTGTCATTGATGGATCGCTCAAGCAAGGCAAGCGTAGCCTCGTCTGTTGCGCCCACTTCAAGCCCCGCACGCGCTAGACCCGCACGCGCTTCCTCGATTGACACATCGGCCCAGTCTTTGCCGTTCTTTACCTCATCACGTAGGCGCCGTAAATATTCATCGGCTTTTTCTTGATAGACACCAAGCTTAGTGTCTATCATATCCTGTTCGGTTACCTGTGTTGTGCTAAACAGTCCCGGCACTTTATCAAGCGCCGCCTTTAACTCCTGGCTGGCTTTTTTGGCACCATCTTCCAACGCCTTGCCGGCGCGCTTGGCTGATTGCTCGCCAGCCCTGGCCATGTCCCGATTGTAGCGCTCCATCTCGCGCCGGTTCTGTTCGCGCCCCGCTGCTGCTTGCTGCGTCTGGATACGGTCGGCGATGCTGCCGCCGGTGCCCTGTCCAGCGGAGAATCCGGGTAGATTCGACATGTCAGACTGTGCCGAATTGAGCGCATAGATCGCACCAGTCGCAATGCCAGCCGCCTCAGCAACGGTTAGCAGGCGCCCCGACAAAATAGACATAATGCCGGCATATTGTCCGCTACTGATTTGTCCATTGTGGAACGCTGCTTCAGCCAGAAACATTTGATTGACAAGTTCAGCGGCGTAGGCGTTGCTTTCCAGGAACTCCGTACCCAGATCGCCAACAATTTGATTTAGCTGTGAACCGGCATCGGCCACGGTGTAGGCGACTGAGGAAAGGTAGGCAAACTGTGCGGCTTGCTCTTCGGTGACGGAACCGCTGTACATCATCTCCGCACTGAGGTTGGCGAGTTCGTTACGCGCCTCCGCAATGCCTGGCAGGAAGTCCACAAAACTGGCGTCGAGACTGGTCAGCGATGCGCCCAGTTGCGAAAAGTCAATGCTGAATGATTCTTTGGCGCGTTCTTCCGCTTCGTCAAATACCGCGGTTAAGCTTTCCACGATACTGGCCACACGAATGGCGATCTCGTTGGTGTCGGAAATTCCAGAATCGGCCAACTCCTGTAGCAATGCCTCTACTTGCGCTTTTTGTTGGCGATAGGTGGCAATCGCTTGCTCTATTCCAATCTCTGGCGCCGCCTTTTGCGCACGCGCTGCCAATGCCTGATTAATCGGCGATTGCTGCTCGAAGATGGAAGAAAGGCGGTCATTTTCCGCTTTTCGTGCAGTGTCGGTAGCGTCTTTTTGCGCAGTCTGATAATTCAACAAGCCTTCGACTAGGCTGTCGATACGTAGTCGGTAATCGGACGCCTTTAGCCCGCCAGACTCCCACAGACTAATGGTTTCCTGAATGCTCTGGAGGTAAGATTTTTGGACATCATCAGCGTCTTTTATTCCCGTTGCCAGGAACTCATACGCCTGATCCTCGTTGCTCAAAAACTTTTGAACGAGCTTATCGTTGTTGGTGTACTGTTCAATTAAGTCAGCCGCTGGATTTGTAACAACGTTAATCGCGACGGTGATCTCTTGTGCGGCGGCGGTTTTTATGTCCGCAATTGCCGTTGAGATTCGTTCCAGCCCAGTGGCGCGCGCCTCTTCCGATTCCAGGATCGGCCCATACTTCGCCAAGAGTGTCGAGACCGCAGCCTCTAAAAATGCCTGACTGTCAGAAAGAGTTTCATTTTCACGGCGCAATTCTGACATCTTGGCGCGCACTTCGCCGACCGACAAACCAAGCTGATCAAGGCGTCGATAGGATGTGTTAGCTGCGGCAAGGCCCAATTCACTAATGGCACTTTGAATATCGTTGATGACTGGCGACACAAACGCCACGGCGCGCGCCGCTTGTGTTAATCGTCCAAAACTCTCGGCGGTGCTGGCCAGTCCTAGCGCTAATGCCTGGTTGCCGATCTGCATAGCCTGAAAGCTGCTGACTGTATTGCCGCTAGCCTGCTGAATCGCATTAAGATTCTTTTGCGCTTGGTTTGCACCGCCCGACAAAATCTCAAATGCTTTTTCAGTACGGATTGACTCCGTACCTAATTTTGCCATTTCCAGAATAGGGCCAGCCAACCCTATCGCCAGCCCACCAGCTACTAAACTCCCCCCTAATAGAGCGGGTGGCAATTTGAAACTGTCGAACAACTGTCCCACAGCATCACCAAATGTTGGCACTTTGATTTGGCTAATTTTTTCGGCGGCATTACGGCTAGCGTTTGCTACCTGATCCATCTCAGCACGCAGTTGGCGCGCATTTTGGACACCGGCCTGTAGCTGGCGCGTGTCCAGTTTGCCAATGCTGATTTGCCGCAACTCTTTCTCAAAAGTGCTGCGGATCTGCCCCGCCTCGCGCTTAGCGGTTGCGGTATCAATAATTATTCTGTATACTAGCTGTCGATCCGGCATTTGCAATCCCGAAAGGTAAAACTATGTACGATCAAATCCTGGTAACGATACTTGTAATCTTTGTCGGTATAGCGGTCTTCCTTGGCATCCTGCTGGCGTCCCGCGGGCTGATCCAGTGGCTTATTGGTACCTCCGACATCATCCGCCTACTGGAAGAACAAAACCGCCTACTCGAAATCATCGCCACCCAGGAAGCCCGCCGCAACGTATCGCGCCCCAACATTGTGCGCAATCCACCGCAGCCCTAGCGCCATTCTCGTTTCTCGATCTCTATCAGCGCATAGTCGATCAAGCGCACCAATCCCGCCGCTTGCTGCTCGCCCAGTTCAAGCACGCTGCGTTTCGGCACGAACACATTACGCGCGCCACCCACATGGCGCATTCCGCCACCCCGCGCCAGTTGTAGCGACGGGATTGACACAACCCCGCCGCGCTCGTGAATCCGAAACGCCAGCCGGCTACCGACATCAAAAATAAGGCTGGACCCGCTGCGTGTGATTTCTTCGATGTGGTTACCGTTGCTGGAGTTGACAAACGATGATTCGTAGTTGCCGCTACGCTTGAGGATTGGCCGGGATCCTGGCCAGTCAAGCAGGCGCCGCGTGGCCACCGTGCGCGGCGCTAGGGGACGCCACGGGTTGCCGGATGCCGCGCCCTCTGTGGAGAAATTCTCCTGAAACGCCTTGGTGACACCGCCGGTGATTTTGCGCTTCTCCGCATTGCCCATGTTGACAAATCGGTCAATCAGGCGTTCCAGGTCGTCAAATTTGTCTTTGGTGGTAAGTGTGAACATTAGCGCCTCCCTCGTGGTTTCGGCGGCTTCGCCTTCTTCACCTTGTCGCGCTCTTCGCTCACATATTGCATAATTAGGCTGAAGTCGGCCCGCAATGTTGCCGGCATTTCCATCACTTCGACGGGTGACAGCCCGCGCTGAGCGCCGCCAAATAAATGCCACACAATGAATACTTCCAAATTCGCAGGGTCGCATAATCCGTCGTGCTCCTGCTCTTTTGCCTTCTTGCGTAGTTCCGCCGGCGTCAAGGGCCGTTTCGGCTTATCGTCGCGTGCTGCCTCTTCGGCCTCGACAATTGCTTTGGCTAACTCGCGGATGGCTTGACGGTCAGCCGCAGCGCTTTTTTTTCCTCATCTCCCGACGGCAAAAACGAAAAGAGGCGCGGCGGGTTGCCGGCCTCGATGACGGCCTCAGACAGCGTGTCTGTCATGCCGGCGGGCACTTCATAGGGAAAGCGCTTGGAGTCGTACCAAGCTTCAGGCAACTTGGTTTCTTCCCATACGTCGCCGGTTTTTACTTCCACCTTTTTGAGTGCGGACAGGATCATGGCGTGGCTGATCAGGATGGACATCAGCGCCATTGCCTCATCATTCTGTGTCCAGCCCTCCCCATACTGCTCATTCATGTCAGCAAACACACGCCCCCGCCGCCGGTTGAATAGACTCAGGTCAAAATTGTTGCAGGTGCCAAACGTCAGCCGATACTCCTGCTCAGCTTCACCGTCACTGACGATCATGCTGACGGTGCTTGTTTGTTGCCAGTTGTTCAAATTCATTAATAACTCGCCACATTATTGATGACGACGATAGTCGATGGCGTAGCCACATTGCCTACAACCATGCCATCAGCGCCGATGGTGATCAATGCGTCACCGCTAGCAGACGGCGCGCCGGCAGGTTTCCACTGCACAGAGGGCGCCACGAACTGAAACTCATACGGCACGATGGCGCCGGAAATATTGGCCGGGGAACGCCATTCGACATCAATGTTACCGGTCACCGGCGCGGTGGCTACCGTGGTGCCGGCATCGGCGCCAAAGTAAAGCGCCTCGTAAACGGAATCACTGACATTGATCTCGTTGAATGACGCCTGAATGCCGATGCTCTGGCGCTGCATATTAACGAGGAGTTGCGTCCACATCGCTTTGTCATCCTCACGCAGTGTATTCGTAAAGGTGAACTCAGCGGCGCGCATGACTTCCACCACGGTATAGCCACCGATGTCAATGTCGGTCCGTGCACCAACCCACGGCACGATCTCATCAGCCTGTTCAGCTACGTAGGTCGGGGAACCGGAAAGCGGTGCAATAGTCAAGAAGCTAATCTCAGCGGTACACATGATCTCTTCGGTACTTACGCTGATGGTCAGCGAAGTGCAGCGCCCGTCTACGCCGCGCATATAATAGGCCGCGTCACTATCGTCGACCTTCCAAATACACGTAGCCCATTTGTGCGCGGCGTCTGTGCCCTGCGTCAATGTGTGTGTGTAGTATGTAGTATTGTCTGCGGTAGCCACGCCGTATCCAGTGGCTTGCAGTACGGGTACGATCCCTTTAGGACGCAACGGAAAAGTAACGCTGGCACGTCCGATGTACCCGGTGATCTGGTCGGTGTTTGCCATTGCCCAACTGGTAGTGCCACCGGCGCTCGGATGCTCCAGCCGCGTGGCGCGATATTGGAACTCAGGCGCTAGGCTGCTGTCGGTTGCAATGAGTTTGTAAAGCGTCGTGGCTGCTGTGCCTTTGGCGGATTGAATGCCGATAGCGAAAAATGAGCCCAGACTATTGGCTTCTGATGTAGCCGACATGTGTTATCCTCCTGCTGTTTTATCAGCAATTAATTGCGCCACCTTGGCATCGGCCACAGCTTTCTGACGTGCCTCGCCGGCTGCCTCGTAGATCATGGCATCGTAGAGCACGAAATACAGGTTTTCTGGTGTATCGGTCAATTCGACGCCGGCATCCTGCAATGCCTCGCCATGCGTCAAAATGATATAATCTAAAATTTCTTCTCTGGTCATTTTCAACCCTTCGCTATTACATCAAAAAGGAAGTGCGCTACACCTAAGCGCTTCAGACTGGCGTTGTCATCGTTGGGGTAGCGAATCACATCAATGTAGCCCTGTGTAATCTTCGCATTCCCGGCAATGATGCCAGCCGATTGCACTGTAAAGGTGTTCGTGCGCAGCACTGCCTCCATGCGTTCGTAAAACTCTTTGACGGCATCGGTCACCGTGTCAACCACCATGGCCGCCTCATAATTGACAACGCCACTCACCAGTCCAGACGCCGCGCATTTGTACGTTCGCGTGTAACGCTTGCTATTCGTGCCACTATGCTCGTTAGCGTCGTAGCTCACTTGGTAGCACGACACCGCCACGGCTGGCAGCGTCCATAGTGGCCATTCAAACATATCAGCCCAGATGCGCTTATTGATGGTCTGCGCCTTAAGTGTCGTGTAGGCGCTGCCCGTCCCCATTGCGGTGCGGAACAGCCCCACCATGTAATCGTCAAGGTCGGTCCAAAAGACAGCCATCAATACACCAATGTGCTAGTTGTCGTGCTAGCGCGCACGCGTCCGAAAAATGCTGGGATCACTGCCGTTGCCGATGCGCTTTCCGTTTCGTAGCTCTCATAATCGGCTTTTTTCTCGGCGGCCATATCCACAAAATATTTACGCTGATCTACGCTCATGCTCTTGGAAACGCTGCCATCGTGTGACGTGCTTACGCTTACTGGTGAGGATGCCAACCGCGCAGCAACCATGCTATAGGCGCGGTAATAGACCCACGCCGCCGCCGCCGCGTTCTGGTTAGCCGTGGCAATGGCGACGTTCGCGCCAACCTGCGTTACCGCTTGCGCCAGCCAGCCCGACAATAGCGTGTTGAAATCGTTGCCGGGAAACAACGATTCTGACAACTCGCCATCAGGCTGCACCAGGTCTGCCGTTATCAGCGTGACGGTCATCAGTCACCACCCTTGGCCTTTTTGGTGGTAGACGCTTCTTCTGGTTTTGGTCCGGTGTTCACTTTGACTAGGCGTCCATCGGTAAGGCGCTTCTGCACCTCGCGGGTAAGGGCCACTTCGCAGGATTGCCCATTACCGGCAATGAACACTTCGCCGGTCGGGTTGTCATCCGAAACGTGGTCGGGGTGCGTCTCCCACAGGACAACCGTGCTGTCCTGTTTGGCCGCCATCACTTTGATTTTATCTGCCATGATATCCCCCTAGACTAAGCGTTCACTACTAAAATTTTGGTGGCCAACTGGTCGAGAATCGCAAAGCCGTTAACCTCTGACATGACGAGGACTTGTGTTTGATTCGTGACAAAGCGCGCTGTCTCGGTAATGTCGGAGCCAATCTCGGTCAGGCGCTCCAAAGCCTTTGACGCGTCGAAGCCAACGATTTTGTTGGCCGGTGCATCGGAAGTCCACCCGTAGCGGGTGCTGTCGGCAAACTGATTGATCGGCACAAACCCAGATCGTAAGCCGGCCATGTTTGCCCCGGCCAGCGGGATGTTAGCGGAACCGACATCAAGTTTGGCAACCTTTAGCGCCATGTCACTGCGCATGAGCGCGGTGCTCAGCATATATGGTTGTTCCCACAACATTTTGTAGGCAAGCCAAGCTGTTACTGTCATGTTGCTGGCGGTCGTGGCGCTGTCTAGCGTGGTCAGGTTGTAGGCAGTCGCTGCGGTGCTGGCGTTGCCGTCACCGTTGACCAATACGTCCAGCGCAGCAGATACCAAATCAACTTCAGATTGAATGGCCATCATCTGGATAAAGCGCGCCAGTTTGTCCACTTTCATGCGCCGCATTTGTTCGTAAGTAGCGCGCAGGCCGCGCCCGTATTTCTTCAGCCGGACCGATGATTCGCTGCCAACGATGTCAGCAATCGGAATATCAGCCGACTCGCCGACGCGGAACTTACGTAACTGCTCAGCGTCATAGACCAACTTATAACTGCGGTAGTTGTCGCCATCGATCGGCGTGGTCATCGCGACCAGTTCGGAAACAGGAATAGGAATGCCCACCTCTCGATCCTGGCGCACCACGTTGGAATCAGTGTAGGGACGTTCCCAGGAACCCACGACACCGGTGTCACTGAGCAAGATGGCGCGCTCTTGTTTCAGCATGTCGCGCTTCTCGGCGTTGCTCATCTTGTACGTGACATGGCGCCAATTGCGGGCGAAGAACTCGGTGAACAAGGCACGCGTGCCGTCGTTTTTCAGGAAGGACGCAGCGTTGCTGGCGAAATAGCCCGCCCGCCAATTGCTCTTGGTGCGGATGCCGGCTTCCATCATGAGGCGCTCAAAGGCGTCGAGCTGGTCGCCAGGCTCGGATGGGCTTAGTTGTTCCAGTACGCCGGACATCGTCGGCGATTCGTCAATGCCGCTTTCCTTCATGCGCAAGGCTTCTTGATTGTAGATGTCCATCGGCTTGCGCTGGAATTGTTCCCAAAGCTCTTTGGTACCTACCGCCTTGATTGAAATATTGTCCATTTTTTAGTCTCCTAGAGCTTCACAACCACGGCGGTGGTTGTGCTTGAATCCACGATAAATCCACGGCTGACCGTGTCCTCTGTGGCCACTACTCGGATGTAGCCCTTTGCCGCTACCAGTAAATCGCCGACGATTTTCAGGCCCGGCGTTAGCGTGGCCGAAGTGCCACCGGGGAGCGTCATAAAGCCGCCGGTCTGCACAACCGCCTTATCGTCGCTCTCCACCTTGATGAGCTTGCCAAGGATAAACTCGCCATCGGCTGCCAGCGCCACCGTGGAGTGCGTGGACAAGGTGACGGCCAGCCCCACGCTTGCACTACCGTTGGCTTCGGTCGCGCTATACGTGATGGTGGAATCATCAATCAAAAATGTTTGCGCCTCGTAGCCGATGCCATCGAAGGCGACTGTGTTTCTCGGATCTGCCATGTCGAAATTCTCCTAGTTGTTTGTCTCGCCGATCTCAATCCAGTTTGTGCCGTCGGATACCAGCGTCACATTGTCGTACTGACCAAGCGCTGCATTGCCGCTCAGTTTTAATGTCCCCGTATCAGTAAGCGTGATTGTGGTGTTGGCCATATTGACGATATAGAGCGCCGTGCCAGCCGCCATTGTAACGATGCTTGATGTGCCAACACCGGTAGATCCGGTGATGGGTACATAGCTGGTGACCGGCGTGATGGTGCTGCCTGCGGTGACCACAATTTCCGAACCCGGCGTAAAGCGCACGAAGCCGCCAAACACCGAATCATCACCGACGGTTAGGTCATCGCTTGCTGTCACATCGGCGGCGCTGATTGCATCGGCAACCGTGGCATCGTCACCGACGACCAGATCCCCGCTCAGCGTGACTGATGTAAAGTTGGTCACCTGTGCCAGTACCGGCAGATTGAGCAATGCAACCAGCAGCGCAGCAGCAATCAGTCCCGAAATAATAGTTTTTCGCATTGTTCCCCCTAGGATTTGTAGGCCGATGCCGGTACGTGTGTTCGCTTTTTCTGCGTGCCAGGCGCTTGGCTGTCGTCAACCGTCTGGCGACCACCCGCAAAGCGGCTGTCACCCACGGCGGACCAATCCGTTTTCATTTGGCGAATCAGGTCAAGCGATGCCGATTTCAGCGCCGCCTCATACGTGGCCCGGTTGAACTTGTCCCCGTAGGCGCGCACGCCTTCCGCCAACGCTTCGTTGATCAGGTCGTCACGATAGGCGCGCCCATCAGCGGCCAGCGGTTCCAGTTCGGTCACCTTGGCGCGTGCCTCGGTCAATTGCTGCTCTACCATGCGCAGCTTTTCCGGCGCCGTGGAGACGGCCAACACACCGGCCACCACATCGGCATCAGCCGGAAGCGCAAGCACCTCTCTGATTTGATTTACAATCTGTTCAAATTCCATCGTTTTGTCCCTCTGCGGATTTACCGCAAAACTTCGCTTGGTTGGCAGCCGCGTCCGGTAACGTGCTTCGAGCACGCGCACTGCGTCCGGTTTCAACTCGCCAGCCTCTGCCATGCGCTGCGCCTTCTGGATCGTGGCGTCTGGTGTAGCGCCGTCATATACTGCCGACACTTCAGACAGAAGAGCGTTATCAATGCCTACCGTGCAGACAATTAACCCGCGGTCTTTTACCTCAAACTCCATGCCGGCCAGGTGTGGGCATTCGTAGCTTCGGTAATCCTGCTGGCAAATGCTGCACCAAAATTTTCCAGAGTGAAACCCCACCGAAACATCGGCCACAATGCCGGCCCGTACGCCGGCAATAAAATCATCTGTGGTTACTCCGTTCAGATTCAACCCTGGTAAGGTGTAGAAATCGGCAACAACCCGCTGGCGCTGCCCATCGCTGATCAGGCGCCCATCAATGCTGCGGCCAAAAGGCAATTCGTTGTGTCGGTGGCTGTTGAGGAAGGAAATGCCGGACCGCGCTCCAGATGCAAAATTCTCCAAAGTTGACGGTAGCATGAACGTCGAATACGCATCGACCACACCAGAGGAAATTTCAGCCGTCCAAAAAAAAGGCGTGCGCTCATCGAAGATCGTTGGATCGTGGGCGCTCTTGTTTTTGGCAGATGTTAACAGGTCCGCCTGTCTCTCCTGTGCATCAACCCGACTAACCCTTGCAGAATATGAATAAAGGTCTTCCATGATTTCTCCGTACAAAAAAAGAACTCGTTACACCTAAGTGTAACGAGTTCGAAAATTCTGTATATGCCTAAATGTAGCTATCTTTGGCTACTTGCGGCCGATTGCCTGATCATCTGCACAGCGACTTCAAACGCAGACGCGGCGCCGGTTTTCTGCCGAATGTTTTTGACGTGGTTGTAGACGGTGTAGCGGCTGATTACCAACTGGCGAGCGATGATGCTTTGGCTCTTGCCCTGAGCCAGCAAAGTGACAACTTCCTTTTCGCGCTCGGTCAATACTGACATATCTAACACCTCAACAAATCCTTACAACGGTCTCGCCTCTCGGTTGTCGGTCGTGTGCGTCTCGCGCTTGTCTGCCACGCGGAACACAGTTTGACACAACTGACACTGGTAAATGTGCGCAGTCTTGCGGATCTCACTGCATAGCGAACTACGGCATTTGGGACAACGATGCACGGTATTTTTCTTGACTTCAGTCGCTGCGGTCATGGATTGGTTCCTCCTGTCCAGGGCAATGCCGGCGGCTGCCACGGTGGCAACCCCGGTACGGACACAGTGACGGCTGGAATACCGACAACCTGTCCATCATAACGGACGGCTGACCACACGCAGTCACAACCGCTGTGCTGCGGGATTCTCACCGGCGCTCCGCCCAGCGGAAACACTCGGCCATGCCACTCTGCGCAAATCTTGACGCACCCAACGCCGTTCACGTCGTACATGTGGTATTGAATACCGTTATGTTGTTGCGTCCACTGGAGCGCGTTGTTCACTGCCCAAGGCCGCTCATAACGTTCAATCAGCACAGTGCGCTGTGCGGCTCTGGTGGCAATGTAGGCGCTAAGCGCCAATAGAATGCCGGTTTCCACCTTGCGCGCCTCGGTTACCGCTTCCGTCAAATCGTCAATGGTTGTATCAATCAGGCTCTGCTCGCTACCCTGCGTGGTGAGCATTTCGGCGCGCTCAATCATTACCTGCAAATAGTCCGCATTCGTCAGATTGAACGCGCCGTCAATGTCGAGCATGTCCAACGCTGTCTGTCCGCCAAGGTTGGCCGCGCGCCGGTGGTAGCGTTGCAGGAGTAACAGCAGGATGGCAATCACCGCCGCGTCGTCGCTGTATTTACGTTTGAGCCATTGCCGCAACTCACGCTTGCCGGTTGGTGCCTCGTCCAGACCATTGCGAAATGGATGCCAGTAGAGATCACGCATAATCGGCTCAAGTTCGGCTTGCCACTCCTCATCAAGCGCGGTCTTTTTGATGTTGTAGCGGTCGATAGCCGCGCCCCGCTCAGATAGAATCGCATCATAAGCACGCTGCATCCTGGTCAAGCCGGCGGTAAGGTGACGGTCAACTGTGTGCATGATACCCATTCAATTGTATAGCATCTAGCGCATCCGCCACGATGGCGCGCCCCTGGCGTAGCTCTGTCAGCCACACGGCGTTATTCTGCGCGTTCAGTTGCTCATTGCCGTCGCCGTCATCCTGCACAATGCCGGCCTGTGGCTGCTGCTGCACAGGTGCCGGACCCACCGCTGGCGAGCCGGTGATCGCAATGCTGGCCTCATCTTGCGTCTGCCACCCTTCATCGCGCTTCGCTTTCTCGTTGGCAATTTGCATGGTTTCGGTTTGGGCGTCCCGTAACTTTTCCGCGGCGCGTAGTTCAGCGAAGGTGAACTTCACTTTCGCCTGAATGCCCTGCGCTTCTAATGCGATGCTGAAGAGCCGGCCCAGCATGGTTTCGGCGTAATGTTGAATCGACTTGATGCCGGCGGCAAAAATTTCCCACTGGCGGTTGCTCTGCGTATCCCCCACCGAATCCGTAATCCCCAGCATCAGCGGCATTGTTTTTAACGCACGCACCGCCATGCGTTCCAGCGCCGTGATAATGGCATCAATGCCGCCAAGCGAATCGGCATCCACCGTGCCAACCGGCCGGTTGACAATCACATTCGACGTGTGGATATAGGCGTCATCGGGCTGTAACTGCGCGTAGGCGTTCTCCACCTGCGTGACAAGTGACGTAGCCCAATTGTTGAACTGGTCTGTGTTGGCGGCCAGTTGTGGCGCCGATTCCAAGATTTTCGCAATGTCAATACTGATGTCAATGCGTGGATAGCCTTGCTGCTGGATGACGCGCTTCAAGTCGTGCATCACGCCTAACAAGAACAAGCTTGTGAACAGCGCGGGCGCGGCAAGTGGCCGGCCATAAGGCGACGACGGCAGCGGGTCAATCGGCACATAACGGAAGGTGGGAATATCCAGCGGTACGAAGTTGTAATCTTGCCACTGGCCAGGCTGCCACACGTCACCGCGCTCTGGATCGGTGCGACGGCGGAAGCGCACCGACGACGGGTCGGGCGTGGCAAGGTCAAGCGGGAAGCGCCCGCGCTTGTCCAACACAAGTTCAGCACACAGCGCACCACGCAGGAACGCACCGGTGAACAGGCGTCCAACCACAATATCGAATGTGCCATACTGATCTGACAGGCTGTCAATAAATGCCTGTGCAGCCGCCTGGCCGCGCGCATCCTCTTGGTCACTGCCGGGTCGTGTTACTTTCACGTCGTAGCCAGGGTTGCACAGGCGCAGGAAATCCCACAGCGCCCGGCTGACTTCCGGCGAAAGGTCGGCCAACATTTCGAGCAAGCGCGTAGGCGCAACCTGGTCAAAGTCCTTTGATGACAGATTGAGCAATTGCCAGTTTTGCTCATAGCTGGCCGGTGGTTGTACAATCCAGGTGGAAGACGAGAAGCTGTCCAGGGAATCCACCGACGTGCGGCCCTTGGGCATGGCGCGCACGAGCACCGGCGCAACCGGTTTCCGCTGAAAGAATCGAATAAAACGTGTGTACCATGCCATGAGCATTAACCCTCGAAGTCAAAAATAATCATCGTGTAAAAATAGCCAAGCACTTTTTCGTACTCTGTCAGGCAAACAGCGATACGTCTGGCGCGCTCGCTGCGTTCCTCCGGTTTTGCAGCTTTGAGCTTGCGATAGGTCGATAGTAGCTCATTCCATAATTCCATTTCTTCATCGGCAGTATCCGGCGCTTCCTCGGCGGGAAGCCCGGCCAATGCTTGCGTTGCCATATCGATTGCTTGTTGCTTATCCATAATTTTACCAACCTTTTGATTTGCCTTGAACGAGCGGCATTGACGGTGCCTGTGTGTTTCCGAACGCTACCCAGATCCACGACTCCAGCGCATTGCACGCGTGATCGTTGCCGTCTTCTGGATGCACTTCTAATCCATGTTTGCCTTCTGGATATTTATAGCCTGACCGTATCTCATCTAACAAGTGTTTGCACCGTCGGTGTATTTTGATTGCCCGGTGCTTGTTGGCGTCACAGATGAGACCGCGTGTTAATGTGATGGCCGCTAACCTGGTTGACTTGCCGCCGCCTACTTTATTCTCCAACCAGTTGCGAGTATAGATGCCCGCAGATGTTAGGCGCTGCCGCAATGCCACCGCCTCATGCGATGCCACCGCTTGCCTAAGCACGGTCGTGCAGCGTTCGGTGTTGCGCTGCTTAATGTGTTCTATGGTATCCTCTTCCAACACTTTTTTTTCGTAAAGCTCATCAAAGACAAGAATGTCGCCATTACTCATGCGTTGTATAAATAGCGTAGCGCGTGGATCAATGTAACCATCATCTATAGCAATCTCAAATGGTCGTTCTGGATCTGGTTCAATGTCTACGATGTTTTCAGCCGTAAACACATCGTAGACCAGCCCTTCTACGCCGGCGTACCAGTCACCATGCAACCACGCTTCCCGCAACGGACCCGATAGTGTACTAAGTTCCTGCCAGTAACTTGCGTCCAAATGCGGATTGTCATCAGGCAGCGCCGGTACAAAAGCAAACTCAGGAGCAATGTCTGCCATTTCTGGCGGGAACTGTCTTTCGATCCAATAGTCCCGCACCCAATTCGCTTCGGGATTCGTGGCCGCCACAAACTGCGTACGACTTACGCCAGGCCAACGCAGGGAACCGCGTAGAATATTGAAAGTGCTTACCGGATTCTTGGTCAACTCATCAATGCCGATAATCGCAAACTCGAATGATTGATAGCGGCTTGGATCGTCCAAGTTACGCAACAAAATCGAGCCACCGCCATACTGAGGATGCAAATGGAAACCAAGCCCCTTGTCTTGCGTGGATTTGATTTCACCCAACCACGACGGAAACTCTTTTTTGATTTTCGTGATTTGCCGGCCAGTCAAACTTGGATAGTCTTCACACGCTAACATTACATCCACCCCTAGCACGCCCTCAGCAGCAAACATCAGCAGTCGGCGTAACAGGTAATAGCGCAGCCAATAACTTTTCCCAGGGCCACGACTGCCGCCGAATAGCATGTAGCGATACTTGTCGGCGGTTTCGGTAGCCTGCCATTGTTTGTCGGTAAACTGGCATATCTCGCTGAATTTCATCGATCTACGGTGACTAATACCCTGCTTTTTAGGTCTACTTCGCTTTTCTCTGGCGCATCCAGGCCCAACAGTTTGCACCGCCGGTCAATGCAGGATAGCACGCCTTGCAGGAATGCCGGGTTGCCGTCGCGCTGCTCTTTCTCCATGCTCGACTTTTTGACGATGGGCTTGCCGCTCTTGTCCTTTGTGCCGTCGGTCTCTTGCCGCGCCTTGGTGCGTTCGGCCTTGCTTGACTCCCACGCAGCCCAGAACTCGCGTTCTAACTCGTCTATGCGTGACAGTTCCTTTTGCTTGGCCTCGTCAAGGTTCAGCGTGGTGGACTCGCGCCACCGTTTTTGCACCACGCGCAGATCGTAACTAACCTGCTGTTGCGTCAAGCCCAGTTCAGCGGCAATGTCAGCCTGACGCCACCCGCGCAGATAGAGCGATGTAATTCGCTCGTAGTCTGCTTCTCGTTGGAACCCGCTGCGTGTGTTTGCTGCCATAATTAGGTACTGATTAACACCGGCTCAATATTCGTGTGCTGATAAAACCGCTCAATCGCTACGCCAACATAGTTTGGCGAAATTTCTACGGCGCGGCACTTGCGCCCAAGGTTCTGGCAGGCGATTAGGGTGGTGCCGCTGCCACTGAATGGTTCAAACACCGTATTGCCTTCAGCGGTATAGTCTTCAAGAATAGCCGCCATAATAGCCACCGGCTTTTGTGTTGGGTGAAAACGTTCCTTCTCTTTACCAATCAGTCCGTTATATTGCACGGTGTATTTTTTAACTGAATCCCTGTCTATGTTTGTCCAAGCCAATTCGCAGTCGCCAAAGGTGGGCATTGTGTTAAGCTTATCCCATACGAGCCAATGCTTTGACTGCGGCAAGATGTCTGCAAAGAAATTTCCGCCAAACACGATTGACTTTTTGGCAATCATTAGAAGCGCATCAAACGTCACCTTTTCAGGCCGACTAGAATCCCAATCATCGGCGTATTGTCGGCGCGCAATGGGAGATCCGTTGCCGCCAAAGCCATCCGCTCCACCAAAGCCCTTGTCGCGCTGAATACCATAAGGCGGGTCAGTGAACATCATGTCTGCCTTCTCCCCGCCCATCACCCTTGCCACAACTGCCGGATCGGTGCAATCGCCACACACTAGCCGGTGCTCACCAAGCGCCCAAAGCTGTCCACTGCTCACGTTCCACTTGACGCGCAGTTCCTCGGCCTTATCAATTTCCGGCGGCGTGTCAGTCCCTGCGCTTGTTGGTTCCGGCTGCATGTCGGCAAACATGGCTTCCAACTCGTCGCTATCAAAGCCCCATGCGGTTAAGTCATTAAAATCAAAATTCTCGAACAGTGAAGATGTGTCCCATTCACCCGCCGCACCTTTGTGCAGATACACCGTCAACTGTTGGCGCTCCCGTTCGGTCAGCACGCGGTTGGCGACCCTAACGTCAACCGCGTAATCCATGCCGTATTGCCCTGCTAACACGTTCAGGCGCTGGTGGCCATTCAACACCCCGTTGCGGCAATCAATGGCGAGGGTCTCCACCTGCCCGAACGTCTCCACGCTATCGACGAGGCGTTCGGCTTGTGCGTTGTTGATCGTGCGCGGGTTGCGCTCCCACGGGATTAGGTCGCTGAGTTTACGCTTTTCGTTAGTCCAGGTAATGCCTTGCTTTTTAGCCATCGGTCTTCTTCACTATCGAATCAATGTAATCATCGTCGGGGTGCCGGTACTCTTTCAACGGGTCGGAAACAAACTTGCCGCTTGCGTTTCTCAGTTCGACCCAGTAGCGCCCCTCATGTGGCCGCCAATCGAATGCTTCATCCAACTCGGTCAACAGTTGCGCCATTTGTTGCTGCCACGCTACCGGCATCCGTTGCATGATAGAACGCGGTACGGTCAAGTACTGCGCATAGGTCAGCTCGAACCAGTCGTGGATCGGGCGAGAAGATACAATGTTCAATTCACCCCCGCCAACTGCTCAACCTCAAAGATCGCCACGGCCCGCCCCACTAGCCCATTGCCCAGCGTCGAATTGTACGTCCAGGTAATCAGCAGGTGACGTTCAGTGCTGGTGGCAGTGGTCACCGCAAGGTCGTCACCGGACAGCAGGAACGCCACGGACGCCGCGGGCGTAACAGCCACGGCTGTGCGCGAATTGATGACGGTGCCGCGCCTGTCCGTCAGCGTCCAGGTGATAGTCAACGGCGTGACAGCAACCGGCGGCGTTGAGGCGTCGTAGAATGCACTTATCGATACTACCGCGCTCGCCTCTTCCGCCGGCTTAATTTCTATCGTTGTGGCCATTTACTCACAATCCTCTATGTCAATCGTTGCGCTTGGCGCGGTCATGTTAAGTGTTGCCGACGGTATACTCATGGCGATGGTGGCGCCGGGTATCGTCATGGTGAACGCCGCGCTTGGCGCGGTCATGGCGAGTGTTGCCGCCGGTATGCTCATGGCGATGGTGGCGCCGGGTATCGTCATGGTGAACGCCGCGCTTGGCACGCTCATGCTGAACGTTACGACGGGTATCGTCATGATGATGTCACCGATGCAGACTTTGCCGACTGCCACGTCGTAAGATGGGTAATAGCCGAATGTGGCAATGTTCAGTGCCCGGCGCCACCCACGGACGGCGATCCGCTTTGCCCGGTGCATTACGCCACCGCCCTGGTTGTGGCTGTCAATGTGTGCGTAACTCTTGGCGTTGCATCGTCTGGTGCATAGAAAATGAGTTCAGTCGGATCGTTGGCGTCGTTGGCGACAAACTTGCCACGAATGACGGCATAGACAGCCTTTAGCACAGTCTCGACGCTGTGTCCAGTCTCGACGGTGTACGACAGAACCGCTATCGCAATCGCCGCTGTGCCAGGTATGGCGGCAATGATGGCGGCTTGCGCTGTGTCCAGTTCGGCTTTGGTTGGCGGGTCGTAGGCCGTAAGTGCAGCCGCAGCCGCACTTTGCGCCTGTGCGCTGCTAAGGTTGTTCAAAGCGGCAATGGCGTTCGTGATGGCCGTCTGCGCGTCGCTCACGTTCGTTGGCGTAGCGAAGCCGGTCGCCGTGGCCCATGCGCCCGCGCCGTGTGTGCTGGAAAGTTGTGTGTCAATGTCGCCAACTGTTGGCGCTGTAGCCGGTGCCGCGTCTACCGCAATGCGTAGATACTCTGTGGCTGCAATGCCCACCGCTACTACGCCACCCGCATCAGGCAACGACAGGCCAGGATGATGCCATCCGCCAGACCCCGCGGGCGCTTCGTACCAGCCGGTTGTGCTGAACGCGGCGTAACTGGTGCTGCCATCTAGTTGGTAGATCGTTGCACCGATGGCCAGGCCGGTTTTGCTTGCGCCAAGCAGCGCGTCAAACGGTGTAATCATGCTGTTGTGTTATCCGTAATCAATCCCAGTGCAGCCAGTGCAGTCAACAGGTTGGCGAGCGCCGCCTCTGTGTCAGCGCGGCTGCCGGTAATGTCAGGCGGATTGCTGCCCGCCACCACATTGACAAAGCCGTCCTCGGTCGTTGGACAAATCAGCAATTTACCTTCGTTGCCGCTGTCTGTACACATGGCAAGTTCCCCGGCCCACCCCTGCACGGTTGCCTCTAAGGTGGCCTTTTCGCCGGTGCCTGCCCGAATGATCATCGGCGTTTTATTTAGCATTAGACGCCGCCTCACTTATGCGCTTTTTTAGTTCATCGCCAAATGTTTCGTCGAGAGCCAATGGCACAATATAATAATGGGCCTTGAACTCCTGAATCATTTCGCTTCTGAGATCTGGATAATTCAACCATCTATCAGCAACGTTAAAACACCATTCGTTGCTGATAGTCTTCTCTGCTTTACTGGCATAGGATACCTGTTTTTCTATCCAAGCTTGCACGGTTGCCGACAGGTAAGCATCTGCTTTTTCCGTTGAAGAGAAAAGACCTTCAACAATATGGCCCTCTTCCCACTGCTCTTTGGAGAGCACGAGATACAATGTTTTATTTAGCACTGGCCGCCCCCGTCAATCGTTTTTTCACTACATCAACAAACCACTGCGGGTCATCAAGCGCCCGCCGTAAAAACTTCGGTTGCTCCCGTAGCTCTGCGACAATTTTCTCCTGCAATGCAGGCCGCTTTTGCAGCGCTGCCCACTCCGCCGGAAAGTCAGCCATCAGAATGGCCTGTAATTTACGAAGCCCTATCACGAAAAAATCATCACGGTTGCGGTCGGCCACGGTAGACAGGTCGCGCAGCACGCGCCGCGCGTTGGCGTAGCCATCGGGAACCGTGACGACTTCGCCGGCGACGCGGCGTTTGCCGTCAATGATGTCATCGGTAGCGATAATGGCGATTTTCATACGAGCGTCCCCGTTCCGAGACATGGCGACGTTGGGCGTAACGCGAAATTGCCGCTGGCCGCGTCTACAAAGAGCGGGTCGCTGGTGATATTGCCGGTGCCAACCGGCCAACCTGTGTTGATATTCCGCCTACAATTTGAGATACTAGTACCGTTGGTTGTCACACTGCTAGTAGCAAAATTCGTGAAATTCCAATTCTGACCGCTGCTATTCAAGAAAATATTATTCGTATCATTAACGGTGATCGTTATTGCGGCATTACTGCCACCTAGCAACCCAAATGTAGCCGCCATAGTTTCGACGGAAATGATGCTATTCGTCAGCGTAATCGTGGACGACGTCGGATTACGGAAACCGAACAGTGCATGAAAAAACGACGAACTAGCATCTCTCGTCGGATTATCGACTAAGCATCCTATTAGAGTCGTGTTGACATTTGCCGCAACGGTTACATGTGAGAATAGTGCGTAGCCTATCGTGCTGTTCACGTAGATGAGGTCAATAAACTGACATTTTTCGAATATCGCACCTTTGCACGTAAACATCGTTGTGCCGGTGTTAGTGAATTTGAGATTCTGGACGGTGGTGTCCACCACTGCCCAGACGACCGCGGCAGTGGCATTGAAAATTGCTGGATTGTCGGCGCTGGGACCTATAACTGTGCGGCTGATAATAGTCGCCGTAGCAAATGTGTATGTCCCCGCGGCCACAATGCAGGTGTCCCCGCTGGCGCTGCTGCTCAGAAATTTGGCGAAGGTGGCCCACGGCGTAGCCTCGGAACCGTTGCCGGTCGTATCGTTGCCGGTGGTAGCGATGTAATAGGTTGCCATTACGCGGTTATCTCCCTGCCGACAATCTGTTGGTGCGCCGGATAAGCCCCCATGCTCACGCTGTACTGTTGCGCCAGGGGAAGCCCGTTCAGCCCTAACTCATCTGAATTTCCGCTCATCACTTCAATCCACCAATCGAAACCGATAGGCCGGTGCTCCAACTCGTAAGCGCCGTTGTCGTCTTCACGGAACCGAAAGCCGAGCACAATGTCATTCCAGACGCCATTTAAGTACGCCTGATAGGTGCTATCGCTGACTCTGATGCCACCCTCATCCGTGTTGTCATTGCCACCTATCGCGCTGTTGTAAATCGTCTTATCCGTGATGTACTCCGCTGAGTATCCAGCCCGGTCGTTGGCTACCGTCGGGTGCAACAGGCCCATGTCTGCCGTGTTCCCCTGCTCGATGAGTTCCAGCGGCGCGACGTACCAAGCGGAGCCGTTCCACACGAACATCTCCAGCGTATCGGTGGACAGCGCCACGGTGCGCAGGGCGGGCGACGAGGCCAGGATGTTGGCGCGGGTTTCACTTACCAACTCAAATCCAGCGTACACAAACGCCCCGGTGTCATGGTCGTAGGTAATCGCCTTGGCATCGTCGCCAGCCGTGGGCGCGGGCAAGTCGGTGAAAAAGCCCTCACCAAGTCTTGACGGAACATAAACCACTACAGCCATAGCCACAGCCCCCACGTCGCTACGCCAACGATCAGCACGCACACCGGCCCGCAGCCGGCGAGAAGTTGAACAAGACAGTTACGCATTAGCCTAACAGCACCTTGCTGATATAGCTTCGACGCTGTACAGGCTCAACACCACGGCTCGCCATCTCTGGCGTTTCTTCGCCGGCTGCCGTGAAGAGTTTAAGGATCACTGGAATGGCTGCAATTAGGATAGGTGCCCAAGGCACGCCAGCACCCGCGCCAGTGGAAAAATACTCTACGGCCCAGGCCGCTACGGCCAGCAAAAGTGAATATATGATTCCCGGTACTGTCATTTTGTTTCCCCCATTACTGCAATGCAATCACCGATTGCTGATTGTGCGATGTATGAATCTAGGATACTCGCGCCGATGGTAACCATCACGACCGCCGCGATGAGAACGATGTAGGCTGCTGTTTGGATGGCGTGCCACTCGATAGACCAACTGAAACTGACAGGTTCATCGTCCATTTAACTTCTCCGAATGTCCGTAAACTCCGCGATCTGCGGCGCTTCCACCACAGCCTGTCTATAGGCTCGTTGCGGGTCACCATGTTCCCGCATTCTGCGCCAAAAAGCGTAGGTAAAGTCCGACGCATCACGGTTGTCAATGTCTTCCAGTACATAAATTACCGTGACCATACCGGCTAGTGCATCCGCCACCGAAGCAGTTTGGCAAGCCGCTAAAAAGACCACTTGTACGCCCGGCAACATATCATTCCAAAAGGCCGGCGGTGCAATGCCATCGGTTAGCATGATTCCGTCCTCGCCGGCGTGGGCAGTGACGTGCAACCACGGATACAACGTGTTATCTTGCCGTCTGCGCCGCAACTCATTCTCTACGCTTTGTTTGGTTGCCATGTGCAGCCGTTGAAACGAGACACCTACTCTGCGTAACGCTTGTCGGTCAATCTCACATAGGCTCGTGTCAGGCCCGCAGATGAAGAGCAACGGTTTTGCCGGTATCGTATCGTTGCGGTGCTGTGGCTGTACCTGCGCTTTCTCTAACTCTCTGATGCGCGCCTTAGCCTGTTCGAGTTCGTCCAGCAACCATTTGACGCACTTCTCCAGATCGGCGACCTTGTCTTCATACTCAGATTCGCTGAATCGATGCCCCCATTTTTTTTCTGTCCAGCGCATTGTCCAAAAGACGCCAGCCACGACGACGATCACAATTAGGATGTCAGTGTTGACCAACGCCATTTTTATAAGCCCGCAAATACGAATAAGCGCAAAGAACAAACCACCACAGATAATGCACCGATGTTGTGGAACGCCAGTTACCCAGTACAAACGCCGTCCAACTCGCCAACCACAACGCCGCCATCACGGCCAACGACCACCGGCGCATGGTATAGGATTGCCGCATTACGCCGACGACACTTTGTAATCCAGCGCCGGCCATCAGCAAACCCCACACCCATTCCGGTGCAATCGTCGCCATTACTGAAAATGTCGGCGACGTTGAGAAAATTGCAAATGGCAATAATAGCCAGATCCCCCAGGTCAGCGCGGTACAACCAAGTATGAGTTCAACGATGCGCTTATCCATTTGTCCTCTGTTTTCGCAACCCGTTACGAGCGACCAACCTCCAACAGGTGCAACAAGTCGGCGGTGCGCCTAACCCAACCCCGCCCATAGCGCTCAAACTGTGTAAAGTGCGTAATGTGTGTGAGTTGCGCCGCGATAATTTTGATAGGCTCCACACCGACAAACAACAGTGAACGCGCTACGCCCATCAACACGGCAATGTCAAGCCTGATAACACAAGCCGGGTAATCGTCCAGATACGCTTTGCTTGGCAGCCAATAATCCTCGTAGTAAATCGCCTTGGCTTGTTCCACCGTCAAGTTTTTGATGTCCAAATCTGGATAACTTTTTTTGGAGATACCCATGTTGGTCTCTCCTCCGGCGTCGAAAAAGTCATTAACATAGCCGCCTTCCCAACTCAGCGTGAACGCAATCGCCGGCTCGAATTGCTCCATTGCCACCGTGAACAATGTAGCGGTGGCGGTTTTTCTTGCGCTCCAGCCGGACACGCCGTTTGGGTGTACTAGCGGCCACCAGACAAGCCCATCTTTGCGCACCGGGTCAGCCTGCGTCAGTTCTGCCGTTGCGCCCTTGGTGGCCATGAAAAGAATGGCGCTTCCCACCCCAGGCTGCTGACGCACAAAAGTATTTTGCAGGAAGGTTACGCTGTTCACCGTTCCTCGACCTTGCCGCCCATCGCCTGCCATCCGCGCACCCAGGCAAGCGGATCTGTTCGGCCATTCTGCCGGTACAAATTCTGCAAGGTGTCAGGCAATGGCTTGTCTACTTGGTAGCCGCCCGAGTCCGTCATGATTCGCACTTCCCAATGGAGGTGTGGCCCGCTACTATTCCCTGTGTTGCCACTGTAGCCAAGCAACTGGCCTTGCTTCACTCTGTCGTTTTTGCGCACGACACATTCGCTCATGTGTCCATTGAAAAAACAAACTGGCTTTTTCAGTTGTAAATGAGACACACGGCAATAGATACCGTAGACCGACTTTTCAGTACCCGCATAGTCAGCCCATTCAACAACACCATCAGCCGCGGCAACAATAGGCGTACCGGTCGGCATGGCAATGTCCATTCCTTCGTGCGGGTAGAAAATGCCCGCATCGTTTTTGTAAAGCTGACCATAGAATCCGTTGATACGTCCAGTGTATTTTGGTACGATAATCAGCATAGGGTCACTCTCCGTGGGCGGGTCAACGGGCGGCGCCGTATACTGCGGCCAAGGATTCGGCCAGTCAAAATTATGCTTGCGCCCCAAGATATCAGCGTGCGCTTTGGCCGTGTCTTTGTTGCGCCACTCCTCGCCACCAAATGACGTGGTAAAAGGTAACACGGCGAACACTTTGCCAGGGTCCACCTTATCCGCATAGTCCCATAACATCTGCGCATAGGTTGGGGCGGTGATGTTGCCATCCCAGCCCCACGGCTGTGGGAGCTGTGCCAACTGGCGCGTATAGCCGCATTCCCCGATCACGAATTTGATTTTCATCGGACAGCGGCTGATACGGTTGCCATAACTGCCCCAGCCGCTCATGACCGTTGGATACCAGTATTCATGCACGCAGCCAAACGAGCGGGTAGCATTGATGAGCGGTTCCAGGTGCAAAAACTCATCCCAGACGATGCGCCCGGCTTCCTCGCGCGACCATCCCACGGAGAAGTTGAACACGTAAGAACGCATGTTGTGCGGTTGCAGTGTCTTGAGAAAGTTTTCCGTGTAGACCGCTACCCTAGTCGCTTCGGCGGCATTATGGATGGACGGCTCATTGATGCCCATCACGCATATGCGGCTGCGGTCGAACTCCTTATAGGTGGTGTTTAGTTGGTTGATCCAGTATTGAGCGTGGGCGATGCCCAGGCCAGCGGGGTTCGCTGCCAGCTCTGCTTGCTGTTCGCTGGGCGGGTGATAACGCAGCGCCACATGTCCATTGCTATCGACGCGGGCAAACGCTTCGGCCACACGGTCACGCGACGGGTTGACAATCTTGATGACGGGCGGACGCAATGCCGCCATGTATTCAAGGTCGGATTGCCGGTATAAGTCGGCGATCCAGTGGCAACCCAGCCTGTGATTTGGCAAGCCAGTGACAACCGGTTGCTGCGCTTCGAGGAATGGTATCATTCTCGCCTGCCAAGATTCCAGTCGGTCGAGTGTCGCATTGTTAGGCATATTGCGGAGCGCCTTTCCAAAAGGCGGACGTTGCCCGCGCCCACGCTTCAAGCTTGGCGATTCGCTCATCTTCCTGCGGGTCAGTCGGCGGATCAATGACGGCGCCCTTTTCGCGAAAGGTAACCTCATAGCCAACATGTCGGTTGAATGGCAAACCAAGCCCATACACAATATCGGAGATGGGCGCATTGAACCCGCCAACGTGCAAGGCAAGCGGCCCCTGGTTGGGCGGGTTGTATGGATTTATGATAACATGAACGTTATTGGGATTCCCCGGCAATCCACTATTTTCAAACATCGGCCCCTTGCCAGGCCATGCAAGCCGCGCCTGAATGCCGGTCACAATGCCATTTCTGTCCACCACGCTGCAAACTGCAACGGTTTGTCCACCTGCTTCGTACTCGTCGCGTAGACGAGCGCTGTACACCTCGTACTTAGCCCCTTCGACCTTTGTTATACCCAACAGAACGCCAGTCACTTTGCCGCTTGCGTCTGTCCTAAATCCTTGGCAGTTTTCGTCTAACGGATTCGCCATTTGTATCGCTCCACTCTTGTAAAACAGTCAAAAATCTGGTATAATACTTGTGCCAAACCATGCTGTTAGTTGCGTCCAGAGGTCGTTTCTGGTATAGTGTTTTCTTGCCCATCTTTTAGCTAATGCATGGTTTGGCGACCTCAGCAACTAGTTAAACGATGGGCTTTTTGTTTCCATGAAAGCAGGTCGCCAAATGATATTGACAAAGCGTTGTACCCGATGCAATAAGACCAGACCACTTACCGATTTCCGTGTTGACAATTCCCGAAAAGACGGTAGACAATCGGTTTGTATTGAATGCAAAGTCCCAGAGCATTACACAAAAATAAAAGAGCAACAATCACTTGATCATGTCAATAAAAAACGTTGCGCAAAGTGCAAAAAGATATACGACAAAATCAATTTCTCTTCATCCGCCGATGGACGGGACAACTTAAGATCCTATTGCAAAAACTGCGAAACAGATTACAGGAAAAGCGCGGTGCGCAAAGAATCCAGTAAAAAATATGTCCGAAGCGAGAAAGGTAGAAAAAACGCCAGACGATACTACGAAAGAGCTGCCCAAGATGGTCGCATGAAACATATTCTTGAACGAAGATACGCAACAGATCCGATTGCTATTCGCGCACACCGAAAGGTGAGTTACGCCGTCAGAATGAAGCACATCCCACCGGCGAAAAACCTTATCTGCAAACATTGCGGAAAACAAGCTCAACAGTATCACCACCCCGACTATAGTAAGCCACTCGATATAATCCCACTTTGCAAGCTGTGCCACGAAGCCGTTCACCACGAATGATGACTACCATTCAGTCTGTGCAGTATTACACGGACTGAATGTCCCGCGCCCACTGCGGAA